AAAACCTTCATGGAACTGGAGTGGGGCCAGCACGTTTCCAATTACACCCGTAAGCCTATCCTGACGTTCGCGCCCCTGGCCGTCTCCCCGCAGACCAAATCGGAGGGTGAGAAGTTCAACGTTCGTGTGACCATCGTGGAACGGCAGGGAGAAATCGTGGATGGGTTCGATATCACCAACTACGAAAAACTCCAGCACTTTGCGAATGCGAAACAGTTCGGCGCCGTGATCCTGGATGAAAGCTCGATCCTAAAAGGCTTTGACGGGAAAACCAGAAAGGCCTTGACGGAATGGGCCAAGGAGATTCCCTTTCGGTTGGCCTGTACCGCGACCCCGGCTCCCAACGATTATATGGAACTCGGCAACCATGCCGAGTTTTTGGGCGTCATGACCGCCACAGAAATGCTCTCCATGTTCTTTGTCCATGACGGAGGGGATACTTCCAAGTGGCGATTGAAACGCCATGCCGAAGACGTTTTTTGGCGATGGGTCGCGAGTTGGGCGGTAGCGATTCGCCGGCCGTCTGACTTGGGATATGAGGATGGCGATTTCATTCTGCCGGAGCTCGTCATGCATTCGGTCGTCGTTGAATCGGACGAGAAGCCGGAGGGGTACCTATTCCCGGTCGAAGCCAGCACGCTACAGGAACGCAACCAGGCGCGGAAGGCCACGACGAAGGACCGAGTAGCAGCGTGCGCAGAACTCGTAAACGATTCGGTTGATCCCTGGATCGTCTGGTGCAACCTGAACCACGAAAGCACCGAACTGAACGCGGCGATTGACGATGCCGTGGAAGTGACCGGATCGGACGTTCCCAAATACAAAGAATCGCAACTTGCGGGATTCGCGAATGGAGAATGCCGGGTCCTGGTGACCAAGCCATCAATCGCCGGATACGGATTGAATTTTCAGCATTGCGCGCACGTCGCATTTGTCGGACTTTCGGATTCTTATGAGGACTTCTATCAGGCCGTGCGGAGGGTCTGGCGATTCGGACAAAAACGCACGGTGCATTGCTACGTCATCACAGCTGATACCGAAGGCGCCGTGCTGAGAAACATCGAGCGGAAAGAAAAACAGGCTCAGGAAATGATGGAGGGGATGGTACGCCACATGAAAAACGAGATGCATAAAAACTTGCGGGGCAGTACTCGCGATACGGCCACGTATGAAGCGGACATAGCCAAGACGGATCGGTGGACGGCGGTTCTAGGGGATTGCGTAGATACCGTCAAGACCCTCGCGCCGGAGTCTATCGGATACACGATTTTCTCCCCTCCCTTTGCCAGCTTGTACACGTACTCGAACTCGGAACGCGACATGGGGAACTCCAAGGATTATGCCGAGTTCGAAAAGCATTTCCGGTTCCTGGTGCGCGAACTTTACCGGATCACACAACCCGGCCGACTGCTTTCCTTCCATTGCATGAACCTGCCGTTTTCGAAAGAGCGGGACGGATTCATCGGTATCCGCGATTTCCGCGGCGAACTCATTCGGATGTTCGCTGAGTCAAACTGGATTTTTCATTCCGAAGTCGTCATCTGGAAGGACCCCGTTACTGCCATGCAGCGGACCAAGGCACTGGGGTTGCTTTATAAACAATTGCGTAAAGATTCCTGCATGTCGCGCCAGGGAATCCCCGATTATCTGGTGACGATGCGGAAACCTGGGGTCAATCTGAAACCGGTTACCAAGGTGGCCCCTCCCGCGGGCAGTACCTATAAGCACGCACGAAACGTGCCGGTGAATGAATTCTCGGTGGATAAATGGCAGAACTACGCCTCGCCGGTCTGGATGGACATCAATCCGTCCGACACCCTGCAGCGGGAATCGGCGCGCGAAGAGGACGACGAGCGGCATATTTGCCCATTGCAATTGGAAGTCATAGAACGCGCCGTTGAGTTGTGGACCAACCCAGACGACCTGGTGCTCTCTCCATTCGCGGGAATCGGCTCAGAAGGCTACGTGGCGGTAAAGATGGGCCGGCGATTCCTGGGGATCGAGTTGAAACGATCCTACTGGGAGCAGGCCGTCAAGAATCTTCAGTACGCCGAGACGATGGCTAATGCCCAGTCTGGATTGTTTGCGGAGGCCGCGCAATGAGCGCTATACAGATGTCCTTGCCGTTCGCTGAAGACCTCGGGTTGATACCAAGTCCAAAACCGCCACTGCCACGGCAATCCATGAGTTCTGGTGCCTGGGCGGTTTACCGCGTGATGCGGAGAGTTGAGTGTGGAGGCAAAGGATGTTATCCACGCCTCCAGTACATCGCTGACAAGATCTACAAATCGGTACGGTCGGTCATCCGGTGGATTCGCGAGTTAGTATCGTTCGGAGTTGTCAAGGTCGAGAGGGTCGGCCGGCAGAATTCCTACACTATCCTTAAGGATCTCTGGAATATGAAATTCACAGGTGCAAAACCTGTTGAAAACTCAAAAAGCCAAGTTTCCGAAAAGTCACCTATTCGTGTCACACAAAACCCGATCGTACCCTTATACAGTTCTCCTTTGGAGAATCCAGTGCCTTCGGCAAGACAAACTGCCGCCGAAAAATTAGCTACCCAACAACTAGACGGAGCGGAAATCGGCGGTGTAGTAGCAGACAGGCGACTCACACGGATGTTAGCCGGGTTATTGCCGACTGAGGCCCATTGGAATGCAGCCGGGGATTACGTGGACCGATTCCAGCGCCGCGGCGGTATAGTTAAAACATGGGGTTTGATAGTCTGCATAGCCGAACAGATCCGCGATTCATTCGTGCGACGAGAGTCCTGATGCAATTCAAAGATAGATTGGTCAAGGGATATTCTGATGTCGGTGGCGTACAATCCAGAGTCGAATATTCGTGCCCGCACTGCTACGACTCTGGACTCGTAGAGATTGAAGGAAATCCACTGCAAGGCAAACGATTCCCAGGAACCAGCAAGAATCTCACGACGGCGTTCATGCACTGCCTGATGTGTCCTGCTGGCCAAGAAATGTCAGTATTACTCCAGGCTGAGCGCGATTCAGTTTCGGTATGACGCGAGTTGCCATCCGTTGTCCCGAATGTGGAGCGTTTTACAATCCCTTCGAATTCCCCCGCTGTCCCGAATGCCTGACCTTCCCTGAATCCAAATCCCTCCGCGACCGCGAATCCCAGATGCGGTCCGCTCCGCGGGAAACCGGAGTACGAACCCCAGAGGAACGGGAGCGGATCATCCGCAAGATACTAGTTTCGCTAAAACTAACCTCCTAACCTGTTAATAAAAACACGTGCGCACGCCGTTGTACGCCTCAACGGACTGTGTTATAGTCAGGAACGTATCCCCAATGGCATTCCGACCCGAGACGGCACGTTGTACGAACTGCAGGGAAATTTACACCCGGACACAAGAGTCACAGAGATTCTGCACTTCCAAATGCCGATGGGCGTACCATCGGGACGGCAAAACTCCCCAGGCACGAATCGACAAGATGGTGGAGCGCGCACTAAAAGCCCATTCGGTAATCAGCGATCATGAAGAACGCATAAAAATGTTAGAACTAATCGCTGGAACAAAGCGAGTCGTCGACTAATCTTTTATGAACCGCTGGAAAACATCTGACGGCCACTGGTTGGCTGGACTCGCTGACGGAGAAGGATGCTTTTACTTTCAACTGAGGACAAAACAGAGCCGTCGGTATCCCGGAAAGATATTCCGCAACGTGTGCTTTCAGTTCAAGATTGATCTTCGTTCTGATGATGAACTTACGCTGAAACATGTTAGGGAAATACTCGGGGTAGGGAGAATGTTTTCCTCTGATAGGGAGAATAGACGCTGCATCGATCCGCTAACCGGCAAACAACACCAAGGTAAACCCATCTCTGGTTTTTATGTTGGTAACACTGAAGAGCTCAAGACAGTCGTGTCGTTTTTCACTACATTTCCTCTGCGTAGTAAGAAGGCGCGGCATTTTGACGTATGGAAAAAAGCGTTTCAAGTCTACGTAAAGGCGTTTGAAAATACACATAGAAAGGCCAGTCGTAAAGGTGTTCTCGATCGACCATCTTCAGTCAAACGCCGACCACTTGCATCGACCAAGCCCAATAGGTTTTACGCAATTCCAGACAAGACGTGGGCAGCAATGCAGGTGTTCAAGGATCAACTCAATGAAACACGAAAGTACAAAGACCCGGAAATAGTACCAGAGTCTTACGTTCACTTTCGGCCCGGCAGAGAATCTTATCCCCCTGGTTGCATCATGAGCAAGAGTAGAAGCCGAACTGGGGTATGAAAACGATTCATTTGGGATTTGAAGTGAAAACCGGATTGCCAGTGGAACTGCCTTTGCATCACTTGGTAGCATGCGGTCTCACGCGCGCATCAGGCAAGACTACTACCCTTGAAGCCTTGATCTCCCGCAGCGGACATCGGGCTATCGTGTTCCTGACGAAACGAGGAGAGGGCGGGTTCGAATCCGGTAACACGGTACGGCCCTACTTTAAGCCCAGAATCGACTGGCTCTATGTCGCCTCCCTGCTCGAAGCCACCATGCAGGAGAAGATGAACTTCAAGCGGCCTTGGATCATCCGGGTGTCGGAAGGTGCAAAATCGCTGGAACAGGTTCACCACAACACGAAAGTAGCGATGGAAAAGGCCCGCGGGTTGTCGCTCGACATGTACACGACCTTAGACGCCTACTTTGACATGGTGTTGCCTGAGATTCGACGGATGAACCTGTCGGACTCGCTGAAACTTTCGGACGGTCTGAACGTGATGCGGTTGGAGCACATGCGTCCCGAAGTCCAGGCGCTGGTCATCAGTTCCGTGATCGATGAGGTTTACAAAAACTACCGCGATACCATTACAGTGATTCCTGAGTGCTGGAAATTTATTCCGCGCGGTCGGGGAAGTCCTGTCAAGCCGACTGTTAACAATCTGATTCGCCAAGGCGCGGTACTGGGAAACTTCTGCTTCTTTGACAGCCAGGACATCGCCGGCATCGACGCCGGGATTCTGAAATCAGTGGACATCTGGCTGCTCGGGCGCCAGCGCGAGTTGAATGAGATCAAGCGCATGGTGGACTACATGCCGGTGCGTCCCAAGCCACGGCCGGACCAAATCGCCACTTTGGGAGTGGGCCAGTTTGTCGCGTGTTTCGGGCATGAAGTGAAAACCGTATACGTACAGCCGGCGTGGATGAGTTGGGGAGATGCCCAATCTGTAGCTACGGGAATGCTGCCATTAGAAACTGCATCAGAAAAAGCTCCCAAAGTTCGAGCACGATTGGAAGATTTTGATAGGCGGGACTCCGAGGAGACGCAACCTACGGTTTCTTCTCCCTCGGAACCCACTTCTTCCCTTGGGGACACAGACCGATCGATGGAGGTTGAAGACATGGGACGGATTCAAGAACTAGAAGACGAACTCCGAATGGTGAAAGCCAATCTCGACGAGACGACGCTTTTGTTGCGTCGAGCAGAAGAAAATAATCGGACCTTCATCGCTTCGGCGCGCGAACGCGGAAAATCAGGACCAATAAATCCATTTCCAATTCCGCGAGAACCAGCGCGTGAAGACTGCCAAACGGCAGAACCAGCAACTCTAACCGGGCAACTGGATCAAATCGTATTGGCTGTGATTCAGCGTCTCAAATCCAAACCGGAACTACTCTCCGTCTCCTGGAAGTCCCCGCGCATCGAAGTGAATCACGAGCCGGTCACGGTCAAAACAGATGGATCGACCTTCCGCGGCCGCGTGGCACGATTGATTCACGCCGGCTGGTTTGATTCAGAGCGATCCTGCAAAGAAGTGGCCGATCATTTGTCGAGCACCGGAACGCGTGTCATCGCCGGCAACATCCCACGCGACCTGAAATGGTTCGTGGAATCAGAGTTCCTGGAGTTGCACGATAAGCAGTACGTCTCGGCGAACGGTGCAAAGAAGCGCGTACAGGTGAGCGCATGAAAGAGACCGTGAATCATCCCTCCCACTACGGCGGCGACGTTCCACACGAAGTCATCAAATGTCTGGAAGCGTGGGGATTGGAGAAAGACGCATTGCTTTGGAACGCCGTGAAGTACATCGCGAGAGCCGGCAAAAAGAGCAATGAACTCGAAGATCTACGCAAAGCGGAATTTTATCTAAGACGCAGAATCGCAACAATGGAAAAGACGGAGCACTGGCAGCGCGGAGTTGAGGACTTCGGTATCGGAAAATGCGACGTGGCGGGCAAAGCGTTTTTTGAACTGGATGAAAATGGAAAGCAATATTTTCTGGGATGGAACTACGCTCAGGGTCGGGCGGGATTGAAGCGGGAAGAAGCGGGCGCGGGAGAAGGAACCGAAGCGGTTCCGTCTCTCGCCCTCAGCGACAAGAGCGTCAGTTCGGTTTAACCGAATCTGAAGCCACTGGTGCTCCACTTCCCTGCTTGGCTTGCTCCGCAATCCACTTGTCATAGTTGAAAAACTGCGTTAAGAATTCGGCGTACTTCTTGGGTCCGGTTCCCTGGATGGTATTCCAGATGGGTCCATAGGACTTAATCAGCACATCTAACTTCTGAGGACCCCAGGACAAGATGGCCTGGTAGTTCTGCTGTCCCGCGGCCGAGAAACCGCGAATCGCCACCAGGTCCCGGATCTGCACCGGAGTCAGTTGCGGGTCCATGATGCCGGCCTGAATCGCATGAGCGAAGGTATAACCGTTCAACCCCGCCTCGCCGAAGTAGTGCGAGATGAATGGCCGTTCGATGTCTTTGAGAAATTGCAGCGTGATTTCAGCCTGCTGTTGTTCTTCTGCGCTCATGGGACGCGGTTGCTGTTGGGGAGTCGCTTGGACTGCGTTTCCGGGAGCTGGATTCGGAGCGGGATTGGGAGCAGGCGCGGGAGTTCCCTTGGGACCGAACAGGTTTTGCACGATCAGCAGTGCGGCTTGCGCAATCACCGGAATGCTCTCGGCTACTTTGGGATTTTCGAGCAGCGAAGCCACGATGCCTTTGGACTGTGGGGCTTCTCTCGGTTCTGCGTGACCGCCCCATCCCATGACGTTTTTCAACCGTTCGATCTTTTCGATCTGGCCCAAGAATGAATCGAGCTCGCTTGCGGCTGGCACCTGGACCTGGTTTTGCTGAGACCGCATAGCCTCCAGGGTCTCGTGGTGCATCTGCTGCATGACCTGTTGATTGGAGGTATGAATCTGGGAAACGAGCGTTGCGAGTCCCAGTCCCCCGTCTCCGGTGGGCTTTGTGATCTCCATCGCGGTCTTGATGAGTTCGACTGGGTTGAAGGATGGCGCCGCGGCTGCTGCCAGACGATCCGCTTGCCGGGACACCATATCTACGGCGGTTTCGCCGGCTTTCGCAATCACGCCGATGGCCTGGGCGTTTGCGGCATTCACAGGATCGGGGCGTTGGTTCTCCCGCTGCTCTCCGACCACTTCCAGCAGTTTGTCCGTCACGCGCTCGGTCTGGCGCGCCATCATGTCGATTGCCGCAACTTTCATGTCGCTCGCTTCCTCTTCCTCAACGTTCGTTTCCCACGGCAGTTTCACGCCGCGCGCCGTAAGTCCTGCGATGAATCCGCGATTGTCCGGGTGTCCGGCCACCAGGGTCTTGATGTCTACGCGCGGCGGATATTCCTGCGACTCGATTCGGAACGTGCAGGATGCCACGACGCCGGGGACCCCGATCTCATCCAGCATGACCATGTAAGAGCCTGATCCGTAGTTGTGCAGGAAGTGCGATTCGAATTCTTCCGGCTCGAACGGAATCTTGCCCTGGATGTGGTCGATGCGCTCTTTGTGCTTTCCGCCGATCAGACATTGGTCGATCACCGGATACTTGCGATAGACCTTGGCTTCCGCGCAACCCTGCTGCTCCTCGTTGAAACTTTTCCAGTACTCGAAGAACTTGTGGGCGCCGCGTTCTCCTGAAAACGTGGTCTGTTTCGGTTTGGGAAGATTGGTTTTGGTCTTCAGAATGACTGGAGTCTTGCTCTTTTCCTTGAACTGTACGGAGGCAATGGCGGTTTCTTCTGGCATCACCTATCTACTGTATATAGATAAAAAACATTTGACAAGTGGATTGTTTCTCTGGTAACGTGTTCCGACTTGCAAACTGCGTATCATCCCG